GATACACTTATTGGTATCAATAGACCTGCTAAACAAAAGATTAGGTTCTATGGTCCTGATAAGTATATCATAGAAAATGATCGGGTGCTTGTATTGCACTTCTTGAAATGCCGCAATGGTGATGCTCGTATGAGTTTCTTCAAAGCAGAGTTTGAACGCATGCGTATTTCAGAAATGCCTACACCACCTCAACAAGAAAAAAGAGTTAAAATATGAGTGTAAGTTTAAAAACAGAAAAAGTAGATTCTAAGACAAAAGTTGCTGAGCTAAGAGAAAAACATCAACCTGTATTCGAAGCATTGAATATTCCTGATGCGTATTTTTATCCAAAGTTAGCGTACAGACCAAAAGGTAAAGACGAATTACACATTAGTCTTTTCCCTAGTGAGTTACGTAAAGGTACTGATTTCTATACAGAGTTTGTCTCTGGTGAATTTGTACCGCAAGATTCAGAACGTACATTGTGGAAGTTGCACTTTAATCCCCACTGGGAGGATGAGTATGATACCACACCTACAACTGATTCTGCTTTGAGATATCTTATTCCTGTTAGTGAGTTAGTAAAAGTTAAAGCACCAGCTAAAACTATTGCTACTCGTTCAGGTATTGAGATTACAGAATTCGAAGAGTTCTCATCTTTGATGGATGATGCTCCTATTTCTGATATGACTATCAGAGATCTTGCAGCGATTCTATTAAAGAAACCTGTAAGCAGCAAGTCTTGGTTAAACGATTTAGTTAAGTAATTATTATAAAAACATGGAGATCACACTACCTACAGCAAAGGTTCCTGCGGAGAATACAAGTCCGAAGAACCTGATTATTTTTGCTAAACCCAAAACGGGTAAAACAACTTTGTTATCACAATTAGACAACTGTTTAATACTAGATCTCGAAGGAGGTTCTAAGTATCTAGATGCTCTAAAGATTGAAGCAAAGTCTGTTGAAGAAATTAAGCATATCGGTAAAGCTATTAAGGACGCAGGTAATCCTTACAAGTACGTAGCTATTGACACAATCACTGCATTAGAAGAGATGTGTATACCGTATGCTGAGGAGTTATATATGAAAACTCCGATGGGTAAAAACTGGTTAACAGACGGTAAACCTAAGTATGGAAACATATTAAGTCTACCTAATGGTGCTGGTTACCCATACTTAAGAGAAGCATTTACTAAAGTTGTAAACTACATCCAGTCATGGGCGGATCGTACAATCTTAGTTGGTCACGTGAAAGACACAATGCTTGAAAAGAATGGTTCAGAGTTTAACTCCTTAGATTTAGATTTGACAGGTAAACTTAAACGTATTACCGCATCAAACTCTGATTCTATCGGTTACTTGTATCGTAAAGGTAAGAAAAACATTATTAGTTTTAAGACCTCTGATGAAGTAGCTTGCGGAGCTAGACCTGCGCACTTAAGTAATAAAGAGATAGTTTTGTCTGAAATGTTAGAAGACGGAACTGTAAAAGTTAATTGGACAGAAATTTACATTGATTAAAAAGTAGAAAAATGATTAGTATCAAAAATTTAAAATCCTCAGAAGGTTCAGGATTGCCGAAAGTTATCGCTCCTGGTAATGTAGTATGTAAGATCAACAGTATCAAATTGGAAACACCAAGCTATGATACAAGTGCATCTTTCTTAGTAATGAACGTAGAGACAGAACCTATTGAGAATTTCGAAGGTTTCTATATTGACAAGAACAATCCTGATGCAGGAAGACATCTTGGTCAAGTTGGTAAAGTTAAGACCAACGAGTATGCATACAAAGATGGTACTACTAAGACTGGTATCGAAGTATATCGTCAGAACGACATCTTGAAAGCGCTTGAGTCTCTTGCTAGAAATACTAATTCTTACAAGTGGATGGAAGATAACGATGGTGTCTTTGAAACTATTGAAGAATATGTAGAGAAGTTCAACGAAGATGCTCCATTCAAAGATAAGTTTGTAATGATGTGTATTGGTGGTAAAGAGTATACTAACAAAGACGGTTATACTAACCATGACTTGTTCTTGGTTCGTAATCAACGCGGTGTTTATAATATGGCACCTGTTGAGAATGCAGCTAATGTTATTGCATTTGACAAAGACCTACACATTAAGAAGAAGAAAGTTGAGACTGTAGATTCATTTGGATCTGGTAACGTCGCAACGTCCTCTTCTGTGAGTAGTGACTTTGAACTCTAATTTAATTATCTGATACTAAAAGGGGGTGGAAGCATCCCCTTTTTTATCTTTAAACTTTAGCATATGATAAGTACTAAAAATCTAGTGTCTAGTATTATAGATGTTCCTGATCACTGGATCTTTGAGCACTATTGTAATCTGAGTGAGAAACTAGTAGGTCAAGATGTAAAGATTAAATCATTGTTTAATCCTACAGAAAGAACACCTAGTTTTTCAATATTCTATGCTGATAGCAAATACTATTACAAAGATTTTTCATCTGGTAATGGTGGCTCCGCTATAAAGTTAGTAATGGAACTCTATGATCTTGAGTTCGGTGCAGCTGCGAATAAGGTTATAAAAGACTACAGAGAGTTTTTGATGCTTGGTACAACTGATGACATAAGAACATTTAAGAGATTAGCAAGATATAAGATTGTTGATTTCACAAAGCGTTCTTGGAATAAAGGTGATGCTAAGTTCTGGACTCAGTTTGGTATTGATTCTGAAACGCTTGTTAAGTATGGTGTCGTTCCTGTCGGTGACTATACTATGCATAAAGAACAAGATGATGTTATCAAAAGTCTTTCTATAACTGGATCTAATATCTATGCATACACAAGACTTGATGGTAGCGTATACAAGATGTATCAACCGTTTAATGCTGATCATAAGTTTCTAAAAACAAAAAATTACATTCAAGGTACAGACCAGTTAAAATTCGAACAACCTAATCTTATTATCTGCAGTTCGCTGAAAGATATTATGTCACTTAGTAAGTTTGGATTTAATGCTGAGTTTGTTGCACCAGATAGTGAGAACACTGTTATCTCTCCGGGTGCTATTGCAATGTATAGAGCTAAGTATGAAAAGATCGTGATTCTATTTGATAATGATACTGCCGGTAAGAAAGCTGCTGCTAAATATGAAGCACAGTATAGTATACCATATGTTACATTACCACTAAGTAAAGATCTATCAGATTCTGTAAGAGATCACGGTCTAGAGAAAACACGAGAGGTATTATATCCTTTACTAAAAGAAGCAATAAACAAATGAGTTGGATCTACAAGAATCAGGTATTTACACCTGATATGATTCCTGAAGGTGCTGTCGGTTTTGTATATGAAATGACAGCTATCATAGATGGAAAGTCTTATGCGTATATTGGTAAGAAGAATTTTCATAGAGTTACTAAGAAGAAACTTACCAAGAAGAATACTCCGGCAGACAGACGTAAAAAGAATTATGAGCGTGTTGCTAAGCTTGCGTATGAGGATTACTTCAGTAGTAATGCTACGTTAAAAGAAGCACACAAGGATAAGGTTCCTATCAAGAGGAATATCCTGCAGATATGTTACTCTAAGACAGAGTTAACTTATATGGAAACAAAGTATCAGTTTGTCAACGGTGTACTAGAATCAGATTTGTATCTGAATGGTAATATCCTAGGACGTTTTTATAAACTTAAAAAATAAAATTATGAGTGCATTTAATGATGAATTAGAGGAAGCAGCATTTGTATCCTCCCTTAAGAACATGGGTATAACTGAACTTGTTGCTCAATACGACGGTAGTGGAGATAGTGGTTCAATAGAACATGTATACTGTGAAGATGAGGATGCTAATACTATAGATGTAGATGATGTCATTCTATCTAAGGTAGAAGAAATGCTTTATGAAGTTCTTAGTAATAACTATGAGTATGATTGGTATAACAATGACGGTGGTTATGGTACAGTAAGAATAAATATTGAAGATAAGACCTGGAAAGTAGACGGTGTTATAAGAAGTATAGAAAGTGCTGATGCATCAGGTGACTATGGCACATCCGAATGAACATGCTAAATCATCCGCTAGAAGGTGGGGTGGTGAACTAACAGATTACACACATATACATAACTGGTTTGATGAGACTAAATCATGGGTAGGTCATAGTGACCACCGAATATTTCGTCATCATAGTGAAGGTATATTTGAAGCTGAAAAGATCTTCGGAGTAAGCTTTGTAAACACAGCAGGTAGAACTGTATACACCAGATATGTAGGTGAACAACATGTAAAAGAAGATTGCAATGGTTATATACCTAGTGCAAAAGAATGGGTCAAAGCAGTTAGTGGTAATGAACACCCACTGTGGAGAATTAAAACATTAAAAATTGAAGACTAATGACAAAGAACATTCAAGAAAGTATTATTCTATCAGATAGTACTTATGAAAGAGTATTAGGGATGCTAACAAGTCCTGACAAAGAAAGTGTATATATCGGTGTAAGTATTATAGAAGCAGTAGACTTGGAAGAGAACCTTCCGTACATCTTATTGCTTGCAAAAGATTGCAGTAAAAGTAACTGTAATCATGATCCTTTTAAGAATGATGTAACAACTCCTGATGATCAGGATGTTATAAGACATACTTCTTTTAGTCCATCTATCATGACATATGTAAATGATTGTGCTAATGATAAAGGACATCTTAACTTTAATAGTATGTATAATGTTATTAAGAAGAATACTAAGACTAGTCCGGCCGCAATGCAGTTTTTCCTAGATAAGTTTTCTGCGTCACTACAAGAACATTTATTAACCTGGGGTTTTGATTTCGTAGAAGAGATGAACCTTAAATTAATTCCAAAGCATGTTAAACAATCATGACAGTCTAGCAAGAGCTAGTAAAGAACTTATGTTGAAAGAACCATTCTATGGTCTTCTCCTACTAAGTTTAAATAAGCAGTGGAACAAACGTGTACCTACTGCTGGTGTAAGTAAGAATGGTGTTAACTTCCAGCTTACTATTAACGAAGACTTCTGGAACTCTCTTAGTGATAATCACAAGAGAGGTCTTCTGAAGCATGAGTTATTGCATATAGGTTTCTTCCACATTCAGTGTCAAGATGAATTTCAAAATAAGAAAGTAGCAAACATTGCTATGGACATTGAGATTAATCAGTTCATAGATGCGGAAGATTTACCTGAAGGTGGTTGTACTCTAGAGTCTTTTGCTGAATATAATCTACCACCTAAAGCAGGTTGTAGAGAGTATTACAAACTTTTGATGCAGGCAAAAGAACAAGAAGAACAATCTGGTTCTGGTGGAAAGATCTCTGATATGGCAGGTATGGATGACGGTGAACAACATGGTAGTGGTACCAATGTTCCTGATCACGGTACATGGAAAGACTTTGAAGATCTATCTGAAGCAGAGAAGAAATTACTTGAGTCTCAGACCGCACACATCTTAAAAGAAATTGCAGATTCTGTAGAAAAATCTAGGGGTACTATTCCCGGAGAGTTTAAAGGTATCTTAGAAAGACTACGTCATGTAGAACCACCGAAGTTTGACTGGCGTAGTTATGTCAGAAGATTTGCAGGTGGTGCTAAAGAAGTATTCACTAAGAAACTTAGACGTAAAGACAACAAGAGGTTTGAAGAGAACCCTGGTCTTAAGATTAAAAACAAGAGACACTTGTTGGTTGCTATAGATACTAGTGGTTCTGTAAGTGATAAAGAAGTTAAGGAGTTCCTTAATGAGATACATCACATACATAAAACTGGTAGTGAGGTAACTATCTTACAATGTGATACTGTTATTCGTAGTATTGAGAAGTACAAACCTAATGAAGATATAACTCTTCATGGTAGAGGTGGTACTGATTTTGATCCTGTACTAGAGTATTACAATGAAAATCAAAGAAAGTATACGTGCTTATTCTATCTCACAGATGGTGAGTGTAGCACTGATGTAAAACCAAAAGGTAAAATGTTGTGGGTAATATCTACCCGTGGTGAAATTAACAAAGGTCTTCCTGGACCACAAATCAAGTTGAATTAAAAAAATTAAGAAAATGGCAAAGCAAGTTCAGTTAAACACAGATGAGTTAAAGCAATTCGTAACACACGTTGTAAATAATAACAAGTACTTACAGGAGAATGGAAAGATTCCTGTAGCTGTAAACATCGAAGGTGAAGCAGGTATCGGTAAGACAAGTACTATCTTACAGTATGCTAATGAGAACAACCTTCACTTTGTAAAATTATCCTTGAGTCAGCTCGAGGAGTTGGGTGACTTAG